CAAAATAAAAATAAAAATGTAAATAAGCAGGTTATATAACTTATAGTATAACTTATAGTATAACTTATAGTATAACTTATAGTATAACTTATAGTATAACTTATAGTATAACTTATAGTATAATATATTATATTGCTATATATATATTATATGAATAATGATTCTTTAACTATAAATAGTAGTATAGATAGAGGTTTTGTTCCAAATATATTAGATATACAAATGGATATAGTAGGGGGTATTACTATATCTGACCATGTGTTTAATGTTAATCAACTAGACCCAAAATTAGGAGAGTATAACATCATGATTACTTATTTGTTTAAATATACGCCCGAATTATTTAAAAAAACGGGAGTTCCTCTTAAATATACGTCTTTCTTAGAAAAGAAGAATGTTAGCAAAAGAGATAATACGCGTTATTTTTCATCCCGTTCAGATACTACCAAAAAACGTTATAAAGGTTCAAATTTTTTTTATAAATTGGTTAAATATGCCGCAAAAAATGGTAAATTGGCAAAAATAGGATCAAAAAAAGCTATTGAAAATATTAACGAAAATATTAAATTTATTTTAAAAATCTTATTTAAACCAAAAAGTAAAATTTATATTAATAAGAAATTATATTTAATACATAAAATAGACAAAGGTTTGAATATTAAATTTACTTGCGATGGATGTCAAGAAAAATATAACAATTATATAGGCGAGTATGAAAGAATAAATTTCACACTTCATAACAAACCTGTTTTTAAACATGCGATGTATAATTCCTATATTTTCTATTATAATGAGCAGAAAGACCCCAAATTAACGATGGCAATGAGTTGGTATGAGAATGAAAGATATCACAATAAATATCTTCCAAAAATCCCCGATAAAGATTACATTATTTTTTCAGCGTATAATAGAGCACTAAATAATTATCCACTGGGACTAAAATATTTTAGGTATAAGACTAATGTCGGCTGGATTATTAGCGATAAAATTGGGTCTGGGCAGAATATAAATATCAAAGATTTTATAGAACATCAACAACATGATAATGATTTATTTTCAAAAAGCATTGAAAATTTTCCCAATAGTTTGTTAAAATGGTATGATAAAACAGGTTTGGTTAGCAATGCCAAAATAATTAAAAGTGAACAGCCTAAATTAAATTGGTTAAATAAATCTGAAATATCAAATATTCGACCCAAAAGTAGTATTCCTTTAAAAATTAAATTATTTGTAACCAGTAGGAATGATCCCTTGAAAAGTTTTGCTAAGTTAGATTGTGAAGATAAAAGAAAAGATTTGAGTAAAGATTTTTATAAATTTTTAGGATGGAATAATACTAAAATAAAGAAAGGTGGCACAAAAAAAAAATATAGAAAGTGCAAATTAAAACATAGAACCAGACGGAAATAGTTCATTGCCTATTCTGTGGTTATTTTCAGACAATTTCGCTTAAACCTTTCTTCCAAAGCCTTGGGAATATAATTAAAATCAATAATATGTCGGTTTCTATCATAAATCTCTTTCGAACGTGGATCTTCGTTTAATTTTGTGTTAAATAAATCTTGGTTATGATAATATTTAGCTGCTGTTTTGTGTCCGCATCTAGTAAATACTGCATTAATATTATCGCTTTTATCACCTGCTACAATTTTACAAAACAAATCTTTTTGAGGATCATTGAAGCTTTGCTTACTATCTGTTAAAGGCTTTCCTTGCAAATTATATATATATGTATTATCATTTGATAGTTGAAGATAATCCATATCACTTGTTATAATATGAATATTTGCGTCAGGATATGTTTTATAAATATGTTTTGCTGTAATTGCAATACAATCATCAGCTTCTAATTCGGAATCGTATAGTATAGAATTAACACCGCCGATAGTAAATAGGTTTTCATTATAGGTTAACTTAAATGACGATCCTACACCAGTATCATCCGTTTTTCGACCATGTTTATATTCTGGAAAAATCTTACGACGCCAAATATCAGGAGAAGGACAATCTTTTCCGACAAGAATAATAGACTTTTCGTTGGGTGAATAAATATTTTTAATCTCGGAAATTTTCTTTATAAAAGTTGAGCGAAATTTAGCAATGAATCGTTCATTTTCAAAAGGAATATTAGTTTCTGTTATACGTTGGGCATTTCTCCACCAATTTTTCAACGAATAATACCTGTAGTAAATAAAATAACTGCCATCAATAAGAATAAAATTCATGAGTTGTACTTATATACAATTCTTTTTCTAAGTTCAATTTTACATCTCTAGTAAATCTATTAAATCGGTCAAAAACATCGATTTCGCATATTTTCTTATGAGATGAATATAATTTACATTTTTTTTGATATTGTGAACAACACTATCCAAGATCGTGAATGCCATTATTAATTTACATATTGAAGGATCGATCATCAGCTCATAGTCTTTTATAATATTATTCATATTCGTTAAATCTTCCATATTTAAAAATGATCGTGAAAATCCACGTTTGACAATTTCTGAAATGTTTACCAAAAGATTATTTTTGGTCGATAAGTTTAACATATTATATTTTTGTTTTGGTATAATGATGTTGTCTAAAAATTTTCGTATACCTTCACAATAGTCATCACTATTATACATACATTCCATAAAATGATGTATGCACGTTTGTTCATCGCTAGTTAATGAATTCATAATTCCATAATCAATCACACCAATTTTACAGATGTTGTTTTTACACGCGTTGTTTTTACAAAAAATAATATTCCCGGGATGGAAATCAGCATGATAAAAACGATCGTATAATAAGCTTTTCAATAAATATTTAATGATAATTTCGATATATGTATCTTTATCATTTTCTTGAATATCATGTATAGTACCACCTTCAATATACTCCATAACTATCATATTATTATACTTATTTGTAAAGATAGGGTAAACTTTGGGTATAATAACATTATCAATATTTTTAAAATTATGGTATGTTTTTTCTAGATTCTGCACCTCTAATGTGAAATCAAGTTGATTTATAAAAATACTTCTATGTTCATGTAAGATTTCATTAACATTAATGGTTAAATTTTTTGAAAAAAATGTTAGGAATTTTATCATATAGTGTAATTGATTAAGGGAACATTCTATTTTTTTTTTTATGTTTTTGCGGGCAACTTTAATAATAACAACCTTATCATCTAATAGTCCTTTGTAAACCAATGCTACACAACCCGCTCTTATTGGTAAACCATTGTTTTCTAAAATAATATTTTCATGATTTAATTGGTTTTCAAATTCGGTATCGATATCATTTAAGGTATATGGGACATTATCTGTATATTTAAATAGTGCCAACTTTTGTGACTCTGTAATAAAATTATTTCTGTTTGAAATGGTTTGCAAAACCTTTACATATAATGTGTTAATTGGCGCCATTTTTTTTAAAAAATGGAATATACAGGTTTTTTTGTCTTTTCCACATAAATAATATATATATTCGAGTAAACAAAGACTTAATGTATAAATTATCATTATAATATCATCCATCATATATATGTATGAAATCATATATTTTTAATCGATATTCTCTATAAATGTTTTAAAACGCCAAAATAATTTTTTTATTAAAATACCAGCAATATTTTCCATGCTTTTGGGCAACTGCTCCACTAAATCAATATGATAATGATAAGAAATAAACATAGTATGATTATCTTCGACACGAATATTGAATTTAGCGAAATTACTTGAGACTGGTTCGGCATTTATATAAGAATTAATACCTGTTGTAGGTGGTCGGCAAATATATAAAATATTTTTATCATCCAATATAATTTTCTTGATATTAAAAATCAAATATCGTTGTAAAATTCCTAATTCTTTACCAAAACGTTTAAATAAGTAAGAAAAAGTTTTTGTGTTATTATCTTCTGTAGTTATTTTCATATCATCTAAAATATCGCGATTAAGACTATAGAGCAAGTCATAGATATTCCAATCTAAAAATTTATAGACATTAATATTTTTATTATAAATTTTAAATTTTAAAAAGTATTCATTTTCGTGGGAGGTTTTGGATAATACGATATCATGTTTTGCGCATATGATTGAATTATTAGCATTATTAGCATTATGAAAATAATGAGCATAATTATTTTCTTCAAATGAAACAGACATTTTGCTATATATTATTTTTATTTAATATATTATGTTTAAACTAATAATAAAGTCTAAATATAATATTATGAGTAATAACTACATTTGTTTGTCGAGTATATAAGTTATATATCCGTATAAGTTATATATCCGTATAAGTTATATATCCGTATAAGTTATATATCCTTATAATAATATATGAGCTATATTGATAAATATTTTATTTTAAATAAAGAAAACCCGTGTTATATAATAACTTATTATGATGTAAATATGGAATTAACGGAAAATAAACTTATTAATTACATCAATGAATTATATAACAACAATAAAGTTTTACAAAATAAAATTAGCATACAAAATAATAAAATATCGTCAAGCAAATATGAACAATATCATCTGAAAGAACATTATGAGATCAAATATATAGACCAAAAATATTTCAAAAGATATTTAAGTAAATTAGCGAATAATCATACTAATAATTGTGGTAAATCTCTGTTAGATTGGTATTTTATATGTTGCATTGATAAAAAAACAAAACATTCTAGAATATATTTTAAAATAAATCATTCTAAATGTGATGGTAAAAATCTAATAAACATATTATGTAGTTCAAAAATATTATATATAAATAAGGCCGAAGCTTTGTGTTTTTCAACACACACAGATCAAAGTACACCAAAAAATAGTATATCATTCTGTGAAAAAATGTATTATCATATTATTGGACTATTTGTCTTAATTAAAATAAATATAAAAGCATTCATAATATTGCTAATGAAATTTGTTAAATATCTGTTAAATACCACATTTACCAACGATGATGAAGATCACGATAATGTAAAATGCACACAAAATAAAAAAAAAATATTTCATCTAGAATGTAAACCATTGCCTTTACATAAAATTAAAGCTGTTTCTAGACTGAAACAGATAACCATCAATGATTTATTATATGCTATAATGATCAGGGCTGATTGTTTGTACTATAAAAGACAGCGAAATTTATTAACATTATCACCATTTTCATTAACAAGAACAGGCGACCCGCAAAATTATAACAATTTTTTACCCATTGTAAATATAATAAATAATAGTTATGATAAAGATAAACTTATCCAGGCCGTAAATTTTGTGTATAATTCATATAAAAATTCGGGGTTTATACCTATATTTCATAAGCTGGTGCTATATATATCACAATATCTACACCTTGATATTTTTTCGATATATAATAATAGTTCAACTGCGATTGACTATATATTTACAAACATGATTGGACCAGAAATAAATAAAACACCTATTAATAACGTACGTTTTATGCTAACTCCTGTCAATAATGAAATGATTTATAATATAATTAGTGCGAAGAATAAATTAAATATTATATGTAGTTTCAAAAATACCGCGATAAATAAACATAGATTTGAAAAATGTATATATGAAGCATATCACGAATTAACAACATTATAATTGGTTTATGGCATTAAGTTTATTATATAACACGTCGTGTGAAATTTTATATTATTAATTATATAAAAATTATAGCAATTATATATTACCTATATATATATGAGTCTATCAAATTCAAATATAACATCATCCATTATAAATAATTTTGACCAAAAAAGAACTATAGTACAAAAAAATAATCATTATGATTTACCGAAAAATATAGTGAATAAAAACTTATTTGGATTATCTATTTATTTAATACTAATTGCGTTTGCTTTGCACTATTTAATCAAACATAAAAAATATTTATTAGCATCCATTCTACTGATGAACATTGATTTATTCGCGATAGTGTTAGGTTTTAAGGGTGGACCACAAGATATATGGCAATATTTATATAATCCTTTATATAATACCCATTATTCATTTTTCTCCACCACCTTGATTAATTTTTTAACATTATTTGGTATTGGAATCATATGTTTCATATATGCGAGAAAAACAAATATATATCAGGGAATAGCGAGATATTCAATTATTATACTTATTACGTATTTATTACCAGGTATGTATTTAGTATATTATATGAATAATTTTGCGGATTATTTATCGACCACATATGATATATCATATAATATAATTTATTTACTTACCTTAGTTTTTGGATTTTTATTTATTTTACTGGTTGTTTGTATTGAATTCTTTTTTTTTAAAAATTGTGTGAAGAATTTTGCGCAAGTAATAAAAGAACTATTTAACAAAGGAAAATTACATTTATTAGACTAATGTATTTTATAACTACATATCTAAACTAATGCTATTTCTCTCACTCTTTGTACGTTTCTTAGAGTGTGTAGGTGCTTTTGCATCCGAAATTTCTTTCAACTCTTGTATACTTATTTTACTATTACTATCTTTTTTGTTTTGGATATTAATATTTTTGGGTTTCAAGCCTGATAATAGGTCATTAATGTCTTTAGGTCCTTTCATTTCTGGACGTGTAGGTTTATTCGCAGCACTTGATCTAACTGGAGGTTCTTTACCTATTTCGGCAAATTGTTCTTGGATGTTAATACCATCGTGGCCACGTGCCATATTCATATCGGGTCTGTTCGATGGACGAGCTGACCGCTGGCTTTTTGTTTGCTGCGTTGGGACAGGTGCCGGAGGGGGGCCATCCATAACATTAGGTGGCGGCATCCCTCGATCACCCATAATATCATTCATAAAGCCCCCAAAACCAGGGCTGCTATCACTCATTGTATTTACAGCGGCCTGTGTAAATTGCTGCATTAACTCAGGATTTTGTTTCATAATGTCATCCATACCAGGCATTGATGATTTAAACATGGTATTTGTCATATGAACCATAATAGCTGATCCTCCTAATTGGAACAATAGTTTTAACTCGGGTGCCATAGTAGCCTTTGACTGATATTTCTCATGTAGCTCACCAAAAATCTCATCATAATCATCAATATTTTCATTTATTTGTTCTGACCATCCATCCAATTTAATATCAAATGGATCAAAACGATTGTTTAAAAATTCAATACCCGTTACGGCTGCCATCAACATTCTTCCTTGGAATTTACAACTATTAGCTTTTGCTTTATCCGCTAAAATCATTTCATATTCGCCTTTCATTTCATCTAAGGATGACTCCATCGTGTATTTTTTGGTTAATTTAACACCTTTTCTTTCTAAAGCTTCTAATTTCCGTAAAACACTAAATTTCTCGCGCAACAATTCTTCAGGCGATAATTTTGGAGCGACATTTATGTTTTTATCCGGATCAAGAGGAATATTATTAAATTTATTAAAGCCATCCCATGTTTTATTCTCATTCTCTATTTTAATATCGGAGGACGTTGCCTTACCTATTTTGCTAGCATTGTTATTGTCCGCATTGATAAAATCGTTGTCTTTTATTATGGTTGGTTTGTGTTCAGATACATTTTCTTTTTTATTAACATTTAAGTCAGCAATGTTTATTCCTTTGCTTTCCGTAGCGGAACTCGCCGCTTTATTAAATAATGACGAGCGCGACTCGTTTTTCTTTTCCGGTTTAATAGTTAGAGCATTTAATTCTGATTCTAAATCATTCAGATCATCCAATTTAATATCAGTTGACCGATTCGTAGACCCATCGGTTTTACGCTTTTCATTCATTAACAATTCAATACCGCCACCAAAATTTACCGATGGTTTTTTGTTCACATCTAAATTGGTAGGCGTTTTATTGTCGGTATTTAATGAAATAGTTGGATTTTTTTCCATGGCTGTAATATCTATAACTTCGGGTTTGATTTCTTCCATTATGATAAAATTAGAAGTTTTAATTTTAAGTATTACGAAGCATTAATTATATTATTGGAATTAATGCAATTATGTCATTCCATTCGAATTTTATCATAATTACTCTGATAATTCAATGTTTTTAATAGTTTTAATAAAATTATTTGTAATCATTTTATCTTGTATGGCATATGATAATCCTTGTAAAAGACTATCTGCTAAATCATCCTTTTTTGTGTGCTTTTCAAAAACGAGTTTCCAAGTAGAATGAATAGCATTACTCGTCAAAATAATTTGGGTTATTTTAATACCATATTCCTTACGCTGTTTATAATTTAATTTTCCGGTAATATAAGGTTTCAGTTTATTCGTGGCTGAAATAAAAATAATATCTCTTATACCATGCATAATAAAATATTGGGCGACCATGCCTTGAATTGTTTTCATGCGACTGGCTAATGGCGATAATTGATTTTCGATAATAACTTTGTCTATAATAGTCAAATCTAATTGCGTTGTTAATTTTTTGGATATCGAAATACCAATATCGATCAAAGATAATTCGTTTGCTTTTACTCGAGGAATAATGTTAAAACTATTCGCGGCGATATAAGTTTTTAATGGTGCAATGATATCTTTTTTTTTTGGTGGGGTGATTGGGGTAATGTTATATTTACTTGCTAAATCTATTAATTCATTCAAAGTAAGTTTATTTATTTTTGTGTCGTTGGATGGGATAATATAGTTTGTTTTTTTGGCATGCGTTTTACAATAACATATTCCGTTTTTTTCATACGTAGCCTTTTTATTACACATTTTTGTTTGTTTTTTTGTTGTTGTTATACATTTACAAAGCGGTGCTTCGCCGCACAAATTAATTACATCCCACTGCAGTATCTTAAATGTGTCGGAATCATTCGTCTCTATCATGCAAATAGCTAAATTTTTAATACCAATGTCTATACTTAATATTTTCATATACAATGAATAATAATCTATTTGTCATGGTATATTTAAATAACTAATATTACTACTATACTATATTATTGCTTGACTTAGTGAATACCTCGTTGAATAAGTTGATGATTACTTAAAGATGGTATTGTCATACGTGATTTTAAATCTTGTTTCATCAAATAGGTTTTTTTTTGAACATTTTCTTCAAAGCCAGGTGGACGAACTTGGCTTAAACATTTATCATACAAATAAGGTGTAGTTTTTGAAGTGGTGTCGCGTTGATTATCAAATACATCTAAACTTGGGTAGCGCGCTGGACAACTACAGCATTGTTGGCAAGCATGAAGTTGATTTTGTTTAATAATTTTATCAGCATTATCTGTAATATATTTTCGGTATTGCCAGTTTTTTGTTATTTTTTTAACATTGCGTAGGTCTATGTTTAATTCTTCACCAGGTAGCCAATCAGCATCTATGTTTTTATTCACAATAACAGCCGGACTATTTAAAATTGTATTAAAATCAGAAATACAACTATTTAAGCTCATTTAATATTAATTAAGATTATAATAATTTAGTTTATTATCACCAAAATATCTGAATTAATATTTATTGCATTACCACTGCGTTTAAAGCAGCGCCACTCAGACCTGCTTCACTGGCAATAATCTTTGTTTCGCTGGCAGCCTCAGCAGCAGTTTCGCTGGCAGCCTCAGCAGCAGTTTCGCTGGCATCAGCAGCAGTTTCGCTGGTAGCATCAACAGCAGTTTCGCTGGTAGCCTCAGCAGCAGTTTCGCTGGTAGCCTCAGCAGCAGTTTCGCTTGCATCAGCAGCACTTTCAACGGCTTCTACATTTTGTGTCCCTTTTTTTAAAAGTTCAATTAAATTTTTTTTTTTCATATTTTGGGTGCTATTTGGTGAAGCTAAATCTTTTTCAGTTACTAGTTTTTTCAGCTCAGAGACCTTTAATTTGTTTAAATTAATATTGGTTTTCTCCACTACATTATTTGTGCGAATTTCTTCCGGTACTTTTTCGACATTATCCTGTAATATTTTATCGATAGTATCTTCAATTACTAATTTACCCTCATCCATTTTATTAATAGTTATTTTTTTTTTATGGTCGCTCTCACTCTCACTCTCACTCTCACTCTCACTCTCGCTCTCGCTCTCACTCTCGCTCTCACTTTCACCCTCACTATTTACATTTATTAATTTAATATCCTTAGATAAAGATACATCACAACTCTCATTATTTAGTTTACAATTTTCAATATTGTCATCTAAATGTATTTTTTTCATAGCAGTGGTATTATCATTATCGTTATCGTTATCATTATCACTCTCGCTCTCACTCTCACTCTCACTCTCACTTGAATCTTGTTCTTCAGAATCTTCTGATACATTTATTTTCTCTTGTATAGCAGCATTGTTGTTCATTAAATTATATTGTTCGGTATTATATTGGGCTGTATTATCCTGTGTGTTAACCAGTGTGTTATCTGGTGTTTTATCATTTTCTAGATCTGTTTGGATACCATTAATTATACCGGTTAATACGTGATTTTGATTTTGTAGATTTTTCTCAATTCTAGAAATTTTAACATTCATTAAATACACTATTAAGCCGGACATTAAAAGTGTGAACGCTACTGAAATTATAAAACTATTGCTTTCTAAACTAAACAGACTCATTACTAAAACAAATGTATATATTTTAAATACTAATCAAACGAATTTATATATTTAATGTCGCAATTATTTTTTTGGTGTTCTCGATAATTTCGGGGGGATAATGTAAATCTTTCAATACTTTCACACCACCTTTAATGTCTGAGATACCTTTCTTAATTTTGTAGGTATAGTTAAAATCATCATTATTTACAGCAACGTGCATATGACAATTCAAAAAACCTTTATTTTTATTTAATTTTTTACAAACTTCTAAGAAGTGTGTTGTTATCATAAATGTAATATTATTATATTTTTTTAAGTATTTCAAAAATGAAACCGCAGAGCCAATCGCTTCATATGGATTAGTGCCGGAATATAATTCATCGAATACACAAAAATGGCGTTTTTTTGTGCTTGTTGTGTCGATGGTCTCGTTTGTGTCGGTGGTCTCGTTTGTGTCGGTGGTCTTATTTTCAACATGATTTATAATATCAACACAGCGTCTTGCCTCAGCTTGGAATAAGCTATCCCTTCCCGAAGTATCGGGAATATTCAAATAACTATGTATGTAATCATAAGGATTAACTTTTGCGGATGAATAAAAACCACAGCCTATTTGCTGTGATAATAATATATTAAATAGTGTAGATTTTAATATAGTTGTTTTTCCGGCGGCATTTGGACCGGTGATAAGAATATTTTTGTGTAGTTTGTAGGAATTGCTAATGGTACTATCATTCTTGGGAGGATAATAGGCATTCTTAAACTTGGTATGCTTATTGGAAATTTTGCATAACGACATATTCTTGTCGGTTAATTGAGATTTGATATCTTTTAAATTTTTAAAGTAAGCTTGCAAATACAAAGAGTACTCTAAGGAATTTTTGATAGATTCGTCGTTATATAATTTATTGAAACAACTCATTACATGCCCCATGGAAAAGGTCCGGGTTATCGTAAATTTGTCGGTTTTAATATCGTCTAATAACGATTTAAACTTTTGTAAAACGCCAGAGTGGCTATTCATATTCTCGATAAATTCACCATACGTAGATAAATTTTTACATTTATCATCTAATATTGCCATGGACTTTAATGACGATGTTATGTATTTTCTTGTTTCTAATAAATGTGTGTGTATTAGTTTTGAATTTCTATAAAAAGACATGCAGGATAAAATATTTTGGTAGGTTTGAAAAACATAAAAAGCCAAGGATACTAATATATATATCCTTTGGTTCCAATTAGATTCCATTAAAGTAAATATTTTTCCTAATTGATGTCGTTTTAATACTAAAGATAAGACCTTAAAATATTTGGATATACTTATGGGGTATCCTTGAATTTTAATGATAAAAAAAGGCAGTATTAAAAAAAATATTGGTAAGACTAAAGAAAATATTGGTGAAGTAATATTATACATACACATAATTTGTAAAAACGTTGGATGATTATTTAACATTTTTGATATTTTCCAAGTATTGTCCAAATAATTATATTTGGTATAAAATCCAGTTTCGGTCTGAATATCAAACATAATATCCTCCATTTTTAAAGTGTTTTCACAGGGTTCGGGAATGTCTCCCTTCAATAATTTCTGGGTATTTTTAATGTATTCTTTATCGGCGGTATAATATTTACTCCATAATGGCACAATTTCATCCGAATACAAAGAATCGTCGCTCTTAAAAATATTATGATATGCGCACTTGTCTATATTATCCTCTTCTTCTACTATATCCTCACTTTTATTTTTGTTAGGACAAAGTTCTAAATCAACAATTAAATGTTCATCTATTTTACTTTTATTTTTTAAAAAAGTTATGGGTAAATCAAATGCTTTCATTTCTATTATAGAAATAGAAATAGAAACATATATTATAACGAAAAGTAAAACTATTAGTATTGTTTTATGCCTTAAAATTGGCGGGTAACTCTGTTATTTGTGTATTGTAATGCTGTTCGATATCTCGCATATTTTTAGTATCACGCCGCGTAACAAAATTTATACCAATACCTTTCCTTCCCCACCGACCACTTCTCCCAATACGATGCAAATAGGTATGAACACATTTTGGAATATCAAAGTTTATAACAGTACTAACTTGTTGTATATCTATGCCCCGTGCCGTAACATTAGAGGATATCATGACACGCATATTTCCCGATGAAAATTCGTGAAAACTTTTTTCACGTTCTTCTTTCGTCATTGAACTATGTAATTGACAAACCGGAAAATTATCTTCCAACATTGCATCATACAAATCTTGCACCCGTTTCACACTATTACAATAAATAATACATTGACTTAACGAAAAAATACCATATAAATCTTTTAAAGTATCATATTTTTGATCATCGTTCTCGAGTGCAATAAAATGTTGAGATATTCCTTCTAGTGTTAATTGTTCACTTTTAACCAATACCCTGACTGGATCCCGCATAAACTTATCCGTTAATGAATTTAAACTACTTGGTAGAGTTGCGCTAAATAGGGCTACTTGTATATCTTTTTGTAAAAATTGAAAAATATTATATACCTGTTCTTTGAAACCCTGCGACAACATTTCATCCGCTTCATCCAATACGATCATTGCCAAATCATCAGTTTTAAATTTTTTCCGCCGCATCATATCATGAACACGTCCTGGACACCCCACCACAATATGCGGTGGTTCGTTAACTAGTTTATTTGCATCTTCTTCGGTTGAGGTTCCACCTATTAACAATTGCGTGTTTAAGTTTTTATATAATTTCCCAATTGAATCAAAAACAACTTTGGTTTGCTGCGCCAACTCACGGGTTGGTGCCATTACTAATGCCTGTGGTTTGTGTATCCTGGTATCAATCCTTTGTAAAACACCAATAGTAAAACAACCTGTTTTACCGGTACCCGATTGAGCTTGCGCTATCAAATCTTTCTTGTTAAATAAGGGAATAATAGCTTTTCGTTGTATCGGACTCGGTTTTTCAAAACCATACGCGTATATACCTCGCAATAAGTCAGCACGGGCATTTAAATCTTCCCAAGATTCAATGACATTACTGGTATTCTCTGTTTCATTTTCTATGCTTTGTGCTATAGACATAGTATAACTTTCGGAATTATTTTTAAGTTGCTTATATATTATTATATTATAATAAATAGATATAAACTTATATATAATAATATTAATACCAAATGATATTACAATATACGGATGAAAATGTAAAAGATATTATAGCGGATGGCTTCCAATTTTCCTTTGATAAAGAAACCTTAAAAAAAATACAAGATTTATCCGATGAGGTTGGAGATCCCGAGTATATTCGGACGCCACAATTTCCAAAAAAACAACGTGTTAATACCGAAGAAGACTGGGAGGCTATACGAAATTTTAAAAAAACGGAATTTATAAAAAAGGTGGGTATCGATGCTTCTATTGATATTATCCGAAAACATTTAAATAAAATGACAGAAAAAACATACGATATCTTGTGTGAAAAAATAATAAATGAGATCGAAGTTATATGTCATAATAAAAATATTATAAAAAATGAAATATCGGACGAGGTGATCAGTGATGATGATATGAATAAGATAGGTGAAGCTATATTTATAATTGCGAGTAGCTCATCATTTTATTCTCATATTTATGCAAAATTATATGTTAAATTGTTGTCGAACTTTACATTTTTAAATATTATTTTCAAAAAAAATTTGCAAGAATTTAGCGATGTGTTTCATGCAATAGAATATTATGACCCCAACAAAGATTATGATAAATTTTGTGAAAACAATAAAAAAAATGAAAAGCGAAGAGCGTTGGGTTTATTTTACGTTAATTTAATGTTAGAAAACATGATTGAGAAAGATTACATATTAGATATTATGATTAGTTTACAAAATTATATATGTCAACTATTAGATGAAAAAGACAAAGCTGACATAATTAATGAGCTATCCGAATTATTATATATCATGTTGACAAAATGTGTCGATTATTGTAATTCTAGTGATTGTATGAAATGGAAGCTGATATGTTCCAATGTTAAAAATATAACAGAACTTAAAAGAAATGATAAATTAAGTATATCAAATAAATGTATTTTTAAACACATGGATATCTTAGATATTATTGGACACTAACATAAATATAAATAATATTAAAAGGCTGTTAATATTATTAACAATGACATTAACGTATCATATTACTGAAATTGCGGATGAAACTAACGTTAAAGAAGATACATTATTAGAAATATATAACTCTGTACCATCTGCACCATCTCCATGTGCACATACCGAACATTCACAAACATATATGGTTTTATATTTTGATTATTTTGAAAACAACACCATAAAAAGTTTAACTAAAATCATTGATTATTATGGATTACCAAAAAAAAAGATGACGAAAGATGAAATTGTACAAAGTATCGTGTTATTTGAATTAGATGAAGATCATCAAGAGGCGGTTAATACCCGAAAACGATTATGGGAAAATATCAAAGAATTAAAAGACAATCACTTTTTTTCGAAGTTTATTTTATTTGAGCCATAATCTCTAAGTAAATATAAATTCATATAATTTTTATGTTCATCCCAATATTTATTTACATTGTTTATTTCTTCTATGTAATTATTAACCAAATAACATTGTCGGTCTTCATATTTTGTATAAATTTTTGGGGGAATATTATAAAAATTATTTCTAATATCAGTACTTTTTAGAATTTTTCTTCCTAGCATATAAAGAGATTTATGTTTAGTAATCATATGTTCAAGATACATTATAATTCAATACATTATTATTTTTAAATAAGGATAATTTAAATATTATTAGTATATAAATAATAAATGGTAAACTCACGCTTGGACCCCACAATTATATATCCAGAAATAACCACATTAGATCCAGATGATAAAAATTTATATACTAATATTTATGAAGTTTCCATAAAAGATATTATAGTAGAGATAGCTATAGGCAATGAAAAGTATACTTATTTGGAAAAAAATAAAATCGTGATATTGCCGATATATATTATAAATAACAATATTGTTCAATCTAGAATAGGTTTATACGAAATTGCAAGCACTATTGTCGATGATATACGCGATGAGGATGGTGATATTGATCTCGAAAAATTAGGAAATCCCCTATTTTATGCAAATATTAATACCAGTTTTTTAAAAAAATATGAATTAGCAGAAGATGTGGATGACATTGCGGATGACATTGTGGTTGAAGATGCAGAAGAAGATGCACTCGTTGCAAAAGTTGTTGGTGAGGATGCTGCGGATGCGGATGCTGCGGAT